GAAGCTCCTCCAATCGTTGAACTAGCTGTACCTAATGCTGTACCAGCTCCTGTTAATTCTGTTCCTGCCGTGCCTAAAGCTGTATCAGCTGCACCTAATGCTGTGCCTGCTGCTGTTCCCGCTTGACCTGCTGAAGTTAAAAAAGGTTGATATGATCCAACACCTTGACCAGCTAATGAAGCTGCTTGTGTTTGTAATGCATCTTGACCTGCAACTTGCGGTGCAAATTTACTTGTATCAAGTGGTGTGGCTGTTGTGCCAACTAATTGTTGTGCGTAATCTTTACCTAAGTCTTCAATAAATTGTGCGGGTAATGCACGTGTTTCTGTTATTGCCATTATTTAATTCCTTGATATTTTTTAATAGATTCAGCAGATCTTTCTTTAGTTGGTGTACCTACTACATGTCCTGATTTATTAGTTATAGCGCCTTTTTCTTTTGCTTTTTTAGCATTAAATTTTTGTTTACGAACATAAGGTCCTCCGTCATCTGATAAATCTACTGTTGGTTTTGTAGATTTTTTAGGTGCAGAAAATCTTTTCATTATAACTCCCATGCCTTTTGTAAGTATACCCATTATGCCGTGACTCCTTCTAATCTTTTCATTGTGTTATACATTTTTTCTGCGCCTTTATCAACGCTTCCTCCACCTGCTGCTCTTACGGCATCAGCTGTAAATACAAATTCGTTCTTTGATAATCTAGCAGGAACGTCGTCTGCTTTTTCTTTAGCTCCAAGCGGTACAAAACCACCACCTCTTAAATCCATTTCATTGCCACCAAGGTTCATTAATCCACCCTCTGCTTTATTGTTTCTCATTATGTCTTGCACTTGATTTCTTATTTGATCTATATCATTGTCTAGTGCACCATCTACAAACGTTTTAATAAGTTCATTGTCAGCACCTTTTTTAATTAACATTTTAATTTGATCTGTATTAATTTTAGGTCGTACTGGTCCAGCATCTTGATAACCTATTCGACCACCATCAGCTGCGTAAGAAGTTGGTTGAAGAAAAGCATATTCATTAGGATCAACATTACCCATGTTATCAGCAATATATTTTCTTATACCAACAGGATCTAAACTTGGTCCACGTGCCGATCTTCCAATTAAATCATCTAGTGACTCTTCTTCTTTTTGTGTTTTAGCTGTGTAAAGACCTGCTAATCCTGATAAACCTAAAATGCTTGCCATTTTATTATTCTTTACAAGACCTAAACCTTTAGAAAGAAGACTTTGTGGAACTTTACCTGACGTGTTTAAAAGAGGTAAGCTATTTTTTAATTTTTGTGCCTCTGATAATTTACCTATATTTACTAAATTTCTTAATTTAGTTGCTCCTGGTAAATTACCCATACCAAAACCACTCATACCCGCTCTTTGTAATCCAAATAATTTACCACCACCTAAATAATATCCTCCAGCAGCTAATAATGCAGCTTTACCTATTGGTGACTTAACAACTTTCTTAACTGCTCTTGCAGCTTTTTTAAAAAAACTTCCAAAGCCATATCTTTTTCTACCATCAGAACCCATGATACCACCATAAGCAG